TAAGCATCAAGAGTTGATAGATAAAATGGCAGCGATAGATGATAACGAAGAGCTCATCACAAACAATAAAGATTACCACATACTACAGTTGCTCAAGCAGGGAGAGAAACATAAACGTATCATGTCCATAATGAAAGTAGGGAGAGATAACTTCTATGATCGTTTAAGAGATATCGTCATGATTTTATCAAATGCCCAATACGACAGAACCGACACATCGTACACATCGTACACTTCGGACAGTATTAAACAAACGGGGGATTAAGTATTATACTTACCGTATAGGAATAGTTACGGGGTTATCCCGTAGTAAACATATGAAGGCATACCTAATAAGGTGTGTCTTTTTTATATGGTGCTATAGCCACATACCCATTATGCGAACTATCTATTTACAACGGTACTAGATACCCAACCTTAACAACGATATGCTAATGGGTTACGGGTAGCACTAGAAGGAGTGAACACATGGTTAAAGTAAAGGTAGTCAATTACAGCAAGAACAAACTCATACCATTTGAAGAACAAATCAACGAAGTATTAGAAGAGTTACAAAGTGTAGTAAATGATTATACTATTGTTGACTTCAAAGTAATCAATGAATATAAAGTATTAATTATTTATAAGTAGAAAGTATGTGATGACAATTCCAGTTCGTAAATGTTTTAAAGTAAATTGTAATAATCTTATTCCGTATACTGAGACTTATTGTGATGATCATAAAGATATGAAGAACGAATCAACTAAGAGTTATGAAACATTTAGATATGAAAGAGATAAACAATTCATTAAAGAATATAATTCTAAAGTATGGAAACAGACTAGAAAGTCTATCATGTTACGTGATGATGGATTGTGTCAGTATTGCTTAGCTGAAGGTATCATACGTAAAGCAGAAGTAGTTGACCATTTTATACCAATGAGAGACGACTTTGACAAACGTTTTGATTCCGATAATTTAGTAGCAAGTTGTATTAGACACAACACACTGAAAGAGAAAGATGAACAAAGGTTGCGTAATAAACAAATTACTCTAGAGGAATACAAAAGTAAATGGAAGTACGGGGATAGTTGAATAACTATCGGTTGACAAATCTCCCGAACTAAACTCGAATAAATTTTGGCTAACATTCGTAAAAGGGGACTAAACTTTATACGCCTTGGTGTGAAAGGCTTTGAATAACGCCCCGAACTCTTCTTCGAGCGAATGTTGAAAAATAATTTGAAATATTTGTAACTTTTAGTTGATTATATAGTAAATACACGAACTTTTGGTTATAGTTCGTAATTAATTGAAAGGGGTGAGCCGTTAAAGTGGGTAGACCAAGAAAAACATTAGAAAATCAAAAGGCGCGTTTAACAACTGAACAGCAAGAAATAAAAAAACAAACTGAAGAAGCTCTTAATGAGCTCACACCTTTACAAAAAACGCCGCCTAACTGGTTAGACAATGTTGCAAAAGCAGAATATAAAAGAATATATCCATTGATACTTGAGTTACCAATTAAGAGTTTAGATTTAGCTTTACTTGCTATGTATTGCCAAACATATTCAAACTACATTGACTCAACTAAGAAACTTGCTCGTGAAAAGGTTGTAGAAACTGAACGAGGTTCTAAATTATCACCATACTACACTATTCAAAGAGATAGTATTACAGCTATGAATTCAATAGCACCTAAATTAGGTTTAACTTTAGACTCAAGAATGAAAGTTCTTACACCAACTAAAGAAGAAAAAGAAAAGGACATAATGAGTGATTTCTTATGATGGACAGAACAACAGATTATGCCAAAAAAGTAGTTAACGGTGAGATATTGGCAAGTAAAAAGAATATTCAGGCAGCAGAAAGACATTTAAGAGATATGAATTTAAAAGTACTTAATTATCACTTTGATGTCGAAAAAGCAAATAAAGTAATAGATTTTATAGAAGTTTTACCAGTACCTAAAACGATGAAAGAAATGAAACTTAAACAATTCCAGTGTTTTATAATTGGATCGCTCTTTGGTTGGGTTGATGACTTCGGAAACAGAAGATATACGGAAGCCTATATAAGTATGGCACGTAAAAATGGGAAAACACTATTACTTGCTGGTATAGCAATGCATGATTTAATACTTGGGCAAGAACCTAAGTATGAAAGAATGATAGGCATCGTGTCTAATACACAAAATCAAGCTACTAAGGCTTGGGGTGATGCACATACGCAATTAAAAGCCTTAAGAGAAAAATCAAGTATTGTTAAAGATATGACGAAATTAAAACCTAGTGTATACGAACTAATAAACAATGATGACAGAAGTGTTATCAAAGCATTCAGCCGTGAAGCGGATAACCTTGAAGGTGAGCAAATAAGTACAGGTATTATAGACGAAGCTCATTTATTAAAAGATGCTAAGGTATATGAAGGGATAAAACGAGGACAAACTTTACTTAAGAACCCTAGTCTTTATTTTATATCAACAGCAGGTACTAATTTAAATGTTCCCTTCTTTGATGAATATCAGTATGTAACTAAGGTGTTAAATGGAGATATTGTAAATGATAATTATTTTATCTTTTGTGCTGAGCAAGATAATGAAAAAGAAATACATGAGCCTGATACATGGATTAAATCAAATCCATTAATTGAAGATGAAGAACAAGGTGAAATTATAAAATCTAACTTAGCAAAAGAAGTTAAAAAAGGTTTGGAAAAAAATGAATTAAATTCATTATATGTTAAATCATTTAATCTATGGAGGCAAGCTAGTGAAGATACTTTCATAGCATTTAATGATTGGGATGAATGTAAAACAGAAGCTGAACTAGATATTAAAGGTCGTGAAGTATATGTTGGTGTCGATTTATCAAGAAGTGATGACTTAACGGCAATATCTTTTGTATATCCAACTGACAATAAGAAGTATTTTGTTGATTCTCATGTGTTTGTTGGGACTAAGAATTGTATTGAAAGAAAAATTCAACAGGATAAAATTAATTATCAC